CTCTCCAAAGTCAACGGCGCTAACTTCGCGGTAGTCCCCATCACGCCATGATGTGTGCTGATACCCTCCTGTCGTAAATGCACTCACATAAGGAACCCCCCGCTCGTCCAGCATCGCACGGAGTTCGTCGGTTGCGGTCATTTCGCCCTCCTGTTCCACGCAGCAATAGCCGTCTCCTCGTCCAAGTACCACGGAGTCTCAAACCACGGGTGGAGCGCGTACCCATATCCGTTGCTTGCTCCCTCGTATCCGTCACACTCGTGCCAGACGTTGTATCTCTTCTCGTCGCGCTCGCTGCTGTAGTCGCTACACAGATGTGCCTTTCCGCCACAGAACGGGCAGGGTTTCAACTCGATGCTCATTCGCACATCACCCCCAACTGCTCGCCCATGTCGTAGAGCGAGTCGGCCATAATCTCAGCCAAGCGCCTGTAGTAGCCCACCTGCTCATCCATCGGCTTGTCGCTCATGCGGTCGTAGATAACCGTATTGCGTTCGTCTTCGGTCATGTCGCTATAGCAGACGTTGAGCCACTTACCATCGCTGTTCACTCGGAAGTAGACTCCATCCAGGTTGCGTTGTTTCTTCATTCGTCCACCTTCTTGCGCAAGTCCTCGCCGCAATAGGGGCAAAAGTTGATTAGCTCGCTATGCTCGAAATGAGTGGTTGGTGTATTGCCAACCAAAGTAATCGTTGGTCTTGTTATCTCGGTTTCGTAACTAACCTCATTGCGAGTTGTGTTCTGCTCGCAAACGTGCTCCCACGCCCACCTACTGCTCATTAATCCTCGATTCCCTTGATGCGCCCACGCGCGAAAGCATGGTGAATCCAGCGGCCTTTGGTTGCCAAATCGTCTGCTGGCCTAACGCAGACGCTGCCATGCCAGCTAATGGCCACGATTACGCAGCGCTCCCAATCGCTCGCCTCGTAGACCTTGGCTAGTACTTCCTCGCCCAGATAGCGTGCGTACTGGTTCGTTGGGATGAACCTAATAAGCGTCTTGTTAGCGCCCTGTAAGGCTCTAAGCTCGTTGTTGTAGGAGCTAATCAAGTACGTGACGCTCGCGGAAATGGCGATAACCAGCATTAAGGGGATTAGGTCTGGTTCCAAAGTCTTCTCCTTTCTCTTAGCCTTTCAAGAGCGAAAGTTGCTCTGGCCTGTTCGGGTCGATTTCCTCTTTAAGCTCGGTGCCGCAGATAGGGCAATACCTTGTTTGTTGCCAGCCCTCGTGCTCACGCCGCTTTAGGTCGGTAGTCGTGCACCTGCTCTGAAAGTAGGCGGTGCAGTTAAGGCAGATGATGCGGCCATTAGCACGTATGTAGCGCCCAGCCTTGCGGTATTGCGTTAGATCTAGCATCTATGCGTCAGTCCAAAAGGCACGGTTTACAGCGCTCTGAATCTCGCGCAGCCTCACGCATTCGATGCCAAGAGCGTTAGCCGCCAGCACCAATGCGTCGCTCGTCTTGTCAAAAGCCCAGCCGTCAAGCAATACAACGGTGTCGTAGTAGGGCTGTTCGTTCTTGGAGCCAGTGACCAACTCACGCAGCAAGCGCCTCAGTAGGGTGGTAGGGGAGACTTGCAACTTTCCCTCAGCGTCAAAGCTGTGCGTGTTGATGGGATTGAATACGTAGCGCACGCCCAGAGCATGCAAGGAGCTACAGGCGTGCTCGTATTTCTCTATGTCGTAATCTGAGCCCTCGAATGGCCCTGCAATGAATACGTTTTGCTCTCTCAGGCTTGCCAAGAATTCAGCGTCATAGGTGTTAGTTTCCAACCTCGTCATTGTTCCTCGCTGCTTTCCTCGTTGATTTCCTCTGCGTTGATGTTCGGTGGCGCATAGCGAACGATGCGCCCGTATTCGCCAACTGCGTATCGAGGCACCACGCTATAGCCGCCACCCTCTGGCCAGCGGAAAACCCAATAGCGCATGTTTGCGGCCTCGTCGTAGATCTCATAAGTCACGGTGCCATTAGGTAGGCATGCAGGTGGGGAGTCGCTAGGCATGAAAGAGCCGCTAGACTCTTGGCCGTTTGCTGTGCCTGGTACGTTTCCTGTGCCTCTAAGCTCCGTCAGGGCATCATCCACAGCGCTTCTATGGGTGGCGTTGGCGATTGCCGCACTTACCGCGCCGCCCAACAATGCCGATGCCACAGCAACTGCTGCTATGATGCCTAAGCCCTGCTTTACCTCACTCTCCACCTGCATTACCTCCTAACTGTTCGTGTAACTAGTCAATTTCTTCTAGATCTGCCATGAACGCTAATTGCTCCATTTGAGCTGCAAAGGTGAAAGATAACGACGCGCTAACCGCGCCTAGCAACATGACAAGCTCCATCATGTTTTGTGAGCTGTCCGTAATAGCGCTGTGGGTGGTGCCTACCAACTGTTCTTGGAGCTTGCTAAGCTCGGCCAGCCGACTATGGCCCGACATTTCTTCAACCAGCTCGCCCGCACGCTGTGCAATACCGGCAATGTCGGCTATGGTCATATCGCCAAGAGATTTGAAAAGCTCGGTATCTTGGCTTAACCACGTACCTTTACGCTCGCATTTCACGCCTAAACACCTTCTCTCCCTAATCCGTGTAAACTTCGATAATCCCAGCGCGAACGCCAAAGCCAAAAGGCATGTTCCCGTGGTCAGCCCAGAAAGCTATGTGCTCAGAGTCGAGACCAATGGGGTTGCTCACCACAGCAAAGCGCTCCTTTGCGTAGGCTGCTCCCATGTGCTTTACAACGACCTTGCCGCCAATGGGCTGCTCTCCGAAGATGCAGACCTTGCAAAGCTGCTCATAGGTGGCAGTAGTTAGCGGTAGGTCGTTTAGCTTGTTCTTTTGCTTTGCGTAAGGCATTCGACCAGCTCCTTTCTCATGCCTTAACCTTTAACCTGAGCTTTAGTGTTTGCCTGTTCTATCCAGTGCCTAAGAAGCTTGATTTCCGCTTGCACTTGCTCTGTGGTAGTGCGCCCGTCTCTGTCTGGCTGCATGTTCCTGATTGTTCGGGTGGCAAGGAGTGCGCGGCCAATCTCCGCGCAGCTCCTGCCCGTCAGCTCATGCAAGCGCCAGCAAAGCCCTAGCAACTCGTTAAGCTTTTCTGCCATTAGAAGTCGATATCATCCGCTGCGAGGTCTTCCATGATTTCGCCCGTCTCAACGTCAACCTCTACAGCCTCGCCAGTCTGTAGGCTCGTGGCGTTCTTGGTCATCGTGTCAGCGGCGCTCTTAGCCGCGCTGATGCCGTTTTCTCGCGCTACCTTCCAGAGATACGCCTTTGTCTCGTTAAGGTCGTAGCCAAGCCCTGCTAGCTTCTCAGAGGCATCCTTGAGCCATGCAAGGTCTTCTTCCGTGAAATCCTGATGCACAGCGTTTGCCAGCCGGTGCGCTGGCTCGGTTGCCGCTGGCTGCTCGGTGACGGTAGATGCCACCTCGTTACCTATCTCTTCCTCAATGAGCATGGTGCCAAGCTCCACGGGGAAGGATTCGCGCAACGCCGCAGCCTTAGCGCACTTCACGATCATAACGTCTGGCATGCTCTTCCAGTTGGCTTGGTTCTTGTTCATGCTCTTTAGCGACAGCTCCACGTAGATAGGCACCTGCCTGTCCTTGCGGTAGACCTTAGCCCAGCCGCCTACAAGCTTCTCGCCGTAGTCGGAATAGCAAGCCGTGCGCTGCTCCTGATAGATACGCCCATCACGCATGACCACAACGCCGAACTCCATGCCGTTGTACTGAGGGTGATTCTCGGCACGCTTGAGGTACAGCCGCCAGCTCGGTACGGTTGCGCCTGGTGCGTTTCCGAACTTCACGAAATAGGCTTCGTGCAGGAAGGGGTTAGCACGCCACGCCCTGCAACTCTCAAGGAAGATTTGCATTTCCGTGGGTGTCGCGTTGCCGCAGAAGTTGGCAAGCACATCCTGTGCGGTAAGCACTACCTGTGCGCCGTTATCGTCAGTGAATTGCACTATCTGGCTCTGTGCCGGTGCGATTGCGCGGCCTTGCGCAGCCTTAGCAAGATTTCCCATTGCCTACCTCCTAGATCTAAAGTTCTTTGATGCGCAAACCGCCGTTGCGCACGTACTCTGTGGTGTATTGCTCGTACAGGTCGGGGCATTCTTGCGCGAAGCGCTTAACGTCGAAGCGCTTTTGCACGGAACGCACCCACGTAACTCTTGCCACGTCGGTAACAATGCCCTTAGCGTCTCCAATGAGATTTGATAGCGTGGCCGTTGCCTTTGTCTTATCCGCTTTGGCCTGTTTCTCGCGCTCAGCGGCCAGCTGGTACGCGCTAATGGCTTCTATGGCCTCTTGGTCTGTGGTGGTCTTAAAATCGCTTACAGCGGTGCCGTGGGCGCTCAAAAGGTCGCTTACTTCTCCCGTGGTGCCTACAAGCTCTGGCATAACGCCCTTGCAAACGTAGTCGTTCCAAAACTCGTCTACCGCCTCGCGCACTACGTCTCCGTCCGTGGGGTCATACTCCACGCGGTAGCAAGCAAACTCGCAGGTATCGCGGAAGAATACCGCCACATCTGCAAAGGGTCGGTTGGTCACCTGCATGTAATGGGTAATCTGCGTGAGGTAGTAGAGCGGTACGCCGTCTTGCCAGTCCTTAGCGCTGCGTGCGGTCTTGATTTCGAGCACGCCCCATCCCAGCTCAGGGTCTTTTACCTCGTAGTCAAGGGATGCTTGCGCCCAAGGTCGCTCAATGCTCTTGCATATGGCGTTGACGCGGCGCACCGTGCGCTTGGGGTACTGGATTTTGTACCAATCACCAATAAGCGGCTCCATGAGGTTACCGAACGCAACATAGGGCTTGTCGCTTAGATCTTCGGCCTCAACGCGTCCGGTCTTCTCAAGGAACAGTTGCGCGGGTGTCTTCCACGGTGAAAGGCCCATGAGCGCCGCAACGTCACTGCCGCCAATGCCAAGCTTTCGCTGCGCCAACCAATCCTCGTTGGTATCGCAGCGCGTGAGGGTAAATTTCTCGTTCTCGCCAGATATGGGCATTAGCAATCATCCTCGGTTTGTTCGGTGTCGTTGGATTCCTTTAGCACCATGTCGGCGAACAAGGCAAAGAGCACATTGGCAAGCTGGTGAGAGTTCTTTGGCGTGAAATTGCCGTTAAGCATGTGCCCACAGGTCGAAAGAGCTATGCACATGGCTGCAATCTCGCTCTCAGCGATGGTGCAGCTCTCGCCGCTACGGATGCTTATAGATGCATCTACGTGTTCAATGGAACTCATGTAATCTACGGCCTCATGCAAAAGCTTCTCAATCTCAGTCTTTTTCATGGTTCCTCTTTCCTATTCAGTTGGTTGGTTGCTGTGCAGCTCGAGCACGTTATCTGCGTGCGTGCTGAAAAGCGCATTGATGAACGTTTCAGCGCTCGTGTTCACGCCGTCGTTAAGGATTGCCGCCGCGCAAGAAAAGGCGGTTTGCATTGCGAGGATTTCAGCGCGTGAGATATGGAACTCTCTGCCGTCTTTGCTGTTGGCAAGTAAAACCTCGTCAACCGATTCGAGTTCGTCGGCAATGCCAATCAAAAAGGGTCTTGCTTCTTCGTTAGTCAAACTCGTATCCCTCCGGTAAGTAGAATTGCAACGTGACTTGTATGTAGCCGCCTTTGTCGGCTAGATCGTGCTTGTAGACATGCGCCGCTGTTATCTGCGCATCGTCCCAATAGGCAACTTCGTTAAGCCCATCGGCTACGGTTTTGCCTAGGTTGTCCCAATCAGGTTTCTTCGTGAAAGGCATGCGAGGCTTTAGCCACTTCGGTAGCCAGTCGGGGTATTTCTTGGGTGCCTTGGTGTAGCAATCTACCTGCATGGCAACAGGCACGCCCTTAGGCGCTGTTACCACATGGCCATACTTGCGAATGCAAGCGCCCTTGTAGGCAATTGCTATCTGCATTTCAGCGTTGGTGGTTTCGGTTGGCGTGTACGTGCGCCGCTCTTTTGCGTTGAACCGTGGCCGCTGTTTGGCCTGTAGAACGTCAGCGGTAAAAGAGATCTCGTAGAGTTGATAGTGCGTAGGCTCGAATAGCTGTGGTTGGCTGGCCATGCTCTCTAATCCATCCCAGCAACGAACAGCGCCAACAGCATGCACACAGGCGCGAGAAGTCCAAAGGCAATGAGCCAAAGCGCGGCCCACTTGCTTACCACATCACCCATGCGCCTTGCTCCTTTAGCTGCTGCATCCAAGCGTCATGCTCGGCAACGTCGTTACCGTCCCCACCAATCAGCGCGAACATAAGCAGCGCCAGTGCCATGAGGAACACGGCTAGCACCTGTGCGGTGCTCTCTTCCATTTCAATTCCCATATTCAATTCTCCTTTGAGTAGTGATCTAAAAAGCCCAACTGCTGCGCGGTCGCAGGGTCGTGTCCGTTACATGAACGCGAGTCGCAAGCTATCCACGAACCCTTATCGGGGGCTGGTTGCCGCCTAGAACGAAAAGGAGGATTCAACGAATCCGCGCAACACTTGGGCTAGGTGAAGGTCGCTGGTTCCCAATACGTGCGAATCCACGTATCAATGTCAGCGGTGTTAACAAAGTAGCTATTGCGCTGCTTGCTAGGGTCTTCTGTCGTGCGCCCTCTTGTTATTGGCTTTTTGAATGCTGGTAGCTCGTTACGCTTTATGCCGCCCAGCAAAATGTCGGGGGATATTCCCACGTAGAGCTGTGCGGCCTTTGCATAGGGCATCCAACCGCGCTGTATGTTCTCAGCCATGATGCTTTATGATGTTGTATGGCATTGGTTCCACCAATCTTTGCCATGGCCCTTGCCTGTTCCCAGCAGGTAAGGGCATCTTTGTTTTTGCTTACGTATCCGGTTTTCAAGGTGCGAGGTCTTGCTTAGTTGTGAGCTATCAGCTCGTCAGCGGTGCAGCCATAAAGGTTTGCAAGCTTGTACACAAAGATGCTGTCTGGCGAGGTCTTACCGGATTCCCACGAATACACGGTGGAAATTGCAACACCCAGCTTTGTTGCAACTTCTTGCGCTGTCATGCCCACACGCTTGCGTACCGCTTTGTAGTTGCACGGGTTATGCTTCGCTGTCACTCTCTCACCCCCTATCTAAACCATATGGGTTGCAAAGTAATCCGAACGGCTTACCTTGCAAGCAAAACAGTAGGCCATATGGTCTAGATTGTCAACTGTTTATCGTCTACAATATTCCGTAGGGTCTAACGGTTCACACAAGGAGCTATGTATGGATACCCAAGAATTGAAGAAACTCATAGGCGCACGCATTGCCCTTGTGCGAAAAGCATCAGGCCTTAGTCAAGAACAAATGGGGGAGATCATAGGAGCAAACAAGCAAACTGTCTCGCGTTGGGAAAGGGGTATTAGGTCACCGGATGGTGAATACCTAAGAGCCATAGCAGATGCGTGCAATTGCTCTGCTGATTTCATATTGGGTCGCTCAGATGTTTTCGAGGTGCGCCAATGAACATTACAAGACGCGAACTAATAGCGCTGTCAGCGTTAGCAATTGCTGGATGTGGCTCCAACGAAACGCAAAAGGAAAAGGAGCGACTAGATACGACTAGATACGACTAGATACGACTAAGCGTAAAAAAGTACCCTCACGCCAGCGACCAAACTCACGTGAGGGTTCGGCAAACAACCCACGTCCAGTAAGGAGGTTGCCTTATGGCATCATCTCACAACTCGCGCTCCAAACTTGGCACAAAGCGCGAAATCAAGCCCAACGTATGGCGAATAGAGGTAGCGAACGGCTACCGTGAGGATGGTAAGCGCCGTCGTGCCTACCGTACCGTTCACGGTAGCGAGGTAGAGGCAGACGCTGCCATAGTCAGGCTTGCAGACGAAATGGGCAGGTGCCTGAGCACAGGCGATGCAATGACGTTGGATACCTACTTTTGGGGATACTTTAGCCCCATGAAGCACGCAACGACCACGAACGCCAACGCCAACACCTACGATTCCCACTACCGCGCACACATCGCGCCAACATTCGGCCAATGGGATTTGCGCGACATTGGCAACCTAGACATTCAACGCTGGATAAACGGATTGCCGCCACAAAGCGCACCGAACTACGTTCGCACGCTCCGCGCTATCCTCAACCAAGCGCATTTCGACCACTTGAAGGATGATGCTCCCATGGGAGGGGAGTACCGCTACAAGATGCCCAAGGGTCGCAAGAATACGCCTTTGCCTGTTTGGGGTGCGGATGAAGTTGCCAAGGCACTAGACAAGCTCAAAGGTGAGCAGCTTTACCCTCTCTGGCTAGTGATGGTGGGGTGTGGTCTCTCTAGATCCGAAGCACTTGCGTTGGATTGGGAGGATATTTCTTGGGATAGCGTGTTGGTAATGGAGCCAGCACGTAAGAAAAACGGCAAGCTGTGCAAGAAGCGCAAGACTGCAAAAGAGCACTGGATAGCTACGGTCACGGTTAGCCAGGCGTGTACCGCTGAGGATGGGATGAAAGCGCCAAAGAACGACAGGCGCTTTAGGTCAGTACCAATGCAGCCACCATTTAGCGATGCGCTCCATGAGTGCATAGGTACCGGCCCGATTTGCCAAAGCAGGAAGTGCACCAAAGACGGCTGGAAGTTGTCAGGCCATAGGCTGTCACCTAGCTATGTGCCTAAGCGCTGGAAAGCGCTCTTTGAAAAGGGTGAAGCCCTAGAGAAGTTACCCTTTGTCGAGATTGGCAGGATGCGTGCAACCTATAGCACGCTCATGCAAAGAGCTGGCGTAGACCGGACGATTATCAACGCTATGCAGGGGAGAACGGATAACAGCCCTGTGCTCTATACCAACTACCTTAATCCTCACGCTGATACCTTCGAGGAAAGCGCCGCCACCATGTCAAAACTCGTGGTTGCAGGATAACGAACGGAAAGGTACGGATAATAGTGTTGTTTAGTGTTGCATACTGTCGTTTACTTACAATTGGCAAAACACAAAACAGCAGGTAAACAGGGGTGTTTAGGATATCTACTGTGTCTGGGGGTCAAGGGGTCGCTGGTTCGAATCCAGTCCACCCGACCAGAAAAACCAAAGGTCAGCCTATGTGCTGGCCTTTTTTTAGTTAAAGACTTTTCAGCGAAAAACGGATTTTGACGGAATGGGTTCCAAACCATTTCAAATATTTATGTATTGCTCTAAGCAGTACAAAAATGGGGGTACTTATAGTCCAGACCCTTCGAGAAAATGCGCCTACGGGCAGGAAAACGGGGTGTTTTACCTGCGGTTTTGTAAAATTGGCCGCATTCGTTCATTCAAGCAGCCGCTTGTGTATGAACAAAAAAACGCCCCACCCCGCAATGGGGGTGGGGCTAACTAATGGAAAAACTAACGCAAACTAATGTAAGGCTAATGTAATCAGCCGAACAGTAGAAGGATGCCGCACAGAATCCAGCCAAAGAAGCCGTCGATAATCTGCGCTACTAGGTCGATAGCCCTTGCAATGACAAGAACAATCACGCCAAAGATAGCAAGCATGCCAACGTCAGCTTTCCTCATTTCCACGCCTCCGCATTCAAACTGCGTTGCAAAGCGCATGCGGTCGTATCGCCTAGGTAACCTGCTTGGTCAACGATTCCAGCACCAAAGCCTTTGAGGATTAGCCACGCTTGCAAGGCACAGATGGTGCCACGCGCAGCAATGCCGGTGGGATTCGGTACGCCAACTTTACGCTGTATGGCTTTCATAAAGTCTGAGCCTGTGGCTCCGTAGCCAACAGCCGTGAGCCTAGGCCAATAGCTCGCCATGCTCGATAGCTGGCCCTCGATAACGCCGGTCTGCTTTACGCCTAGCTGCTTCTGCCATTCGGTGACGGATAGCTTGCCTATGTAGCCGTCAACTTCCACCTTGCCAACCTCAACCGGTGCGCCACCATAGCGCAAGATGCAATCCCAGCCGTGGCGGTACGTATAGATCTGCCTAACGTTTGTCTCGCTGCCGCTTTGGTCACCTGCTGCGCCGCCTGTGGCCCGCCCGCGCTCGTCTATTGACGCTTGGGCAATCTTTGCCGTGGCTCCGCTGCCAGAGATTACAGCAGCGGTGTGGTGGGTGTCGTTAAGCAGGATATCGCCAGCCTTGGCATTGAGTATTGAGAAGGGTAGCCGCTGCCAGCCTCGCGCACACAGGTTGCTAGACATGTTGCCGGTATAGCTCGCGCTGCCAACGTCGAAACCTGCTTGCTTCAACGCCCAGATTACTAGGCTAGAGCAATCACATTCGCCGCCGTCGTAGATGTTCCAACGCTGGTATTGGTCGTAGCCCAAAGACCAATCTTGGCACGCCTTGCGCATGTACTCGCAGAACTTCGTAAGGCTCCCAGCCATGGCTAGCCCTCGTCGCTCTCGTCAGGCTCTTGCGCGTCCTTCTTGGCCTGAGATACGTAACGCACGATAGGTGCGGTTGCTAGCTCTGGGTTGCCCTCAAGCGCGTTTTCGCAAACGCTCGCAAGCTCCATAATGAGAATGAACGCGCATGTGGCGTTAGATACAAGCTGTAGGCCAATATCCATGCCCACGTTTACCGTGATATCCACAAGCGCCGCGCTAATCATAATTGCGATTTCCCACGCCTTGTGTACCAAGCCCTCACGCATGATGCCAGATGAAATCTTGTGGGGTATCGCGCCCTTAATAATGAAGCCAGTAAGCAGATCTAAAACGATGCCAGCGAACGCCAGCACAAAGCAGGTGGGGTTTAGCGTTCCAAGCGCTGCAATAAGGTTCTCAGGAAATGGCATTTTTGGTTACTCCTTACAAAAAAGGCCACCTCACGTGAGGTGGCCTAATTGCTTATCCGCTAGATCTACTCGCTTGCCGCTTCTGGCGTTGCTCCGTGCTTGTAACACTTGGTATCCAAGATAAAGCCATCGTCGGTAAGGAGCATTACCGTATGCACGGCTACAGGTGACTTAACCACCTCGCTAAGCACTTGGTAGTACTTAACTTCCGCGTCCTCGCGGGTGTCGTAGTTCCATGCGTTGCTGCCCACAATACCGTTCTGCATTTCGATTACTACGTACTTAGCCATTGTTCATCCTTTCTAGGCTAGTGCCAAAAGTTCTGCCGCCACAGTGGTTGCTGTAACGTTCGTGCCTGGTGTGATTTGCTCGCCGCTTGCTACCGCTCGCGTCACCTTGTAAAGCGTTCCGTCGTACATCAGGTAGGTGCCTACGCTGTGGTTCGCTTTCGTGGGGCTGGTTTCAAGAGGCGCAATCTCTGCTATGGCTTTATCGCGCTCCATAACCAAGGCAATATTTACGTCCCGCTCGTACTCCATGCTCATGTTCGGCTGAGCGCTGCCGCCGTCTGCCCATGCGGTGAGGTCTGGTACGGGGTTCACGGGTAGCTCGACCGTGCCAAGGTCGTGGGTAATGGGGGTGGCGAGAGTGTATTGTACCGACTCGCCCTGCAGTAGTTCCGCAGCGTCGGATTGAGACAATCCACTAAATCGGCTGTCACCAATTAGCAGTGAACCGCCGTTGCCAGTGACGTAAATGCATGGCGAATTATAGGAGGATAAAATTCGACCCTGATGCGCGGTTGCCATCGTGTTTACCGTAGTCGAGTTTATACCACGGTTAGAGGCAATAGAAATGCTGAATGTAATATACGGCGATGCGCCGCTGCCGTTGAAACCGTTGACATTTAATGTGGTTACGTCATCAACATAGCTCACCCTCTGCACCAACTCAGCGCTAAACACACCCCAGCCCTCGGTCTCGCTCGGCCCGATGTAGCTCAGCGTAAGCTCGTCCTCTGTGCCGTCTGGCAAGGAGCGGGCGATGTGGTTGGAGAAGGGGATTGATACGGATGCGCCGTTGTAGGGGGCGTAGGTGCCGTTGCGCGACGTGTCGCTGACGTTGATGCAGATATCGTTGCTGTAGGTTTCTGGGTGGTTCAACCAAAAGCGCATGTAGTGTGCGTTCGCGGGAGGGGTCTTGTCGGCACCGGCGCCGAATGTCACGTTTTCAAACGACAAGTACGCCTTGTTAGCGTCGTAGTAGTAGACCTTGCCAGCGCGTATGGCGCTTGTGCACGTGAAGTTGTAGGCCATGCCGGAGACCACGGGTATGTGGTTCTTCGTGCGAACGTACTGTGCGCTCGTTCCTACGTTCTCGCCCGTGGTGTCGTTAATGTAGCCGCGCTCCCACTGCTCGTCCCAAACGTTGAACCCGCACACATATAGCGTCAAATCGTCAACGCTCTGAATCGCCACAGGTGCATCCGGTGTGGGTGTGCCGTTCTGCGTGCTCGCACCATACACGCCCACGCTCTTCGGTGGTGCGGAATAGGCATCGTCGGCGGTGAGCACGGTACCCTCGGCAAGCTCGCCAATGAGCACGTTGCCCAGAAGCCTGTCCACGTTGCGCTGGATTGTCGGCACGGAGTCGATAACGTTTGTCACGCCCTCAGCCAGCTTGTCATGCGTTATCGCGCCGTCAGCGACCTTCACGGTGGTCACGTTCGCGTTGGCTATCTTGGCGGTCGTGATGTTGGAGTCCGCTACCTTCGTGGTCGTTATCGCGCCGTCAGCGACCTTCACGGTGGTCACGTTCGCGTTGGCTATCTTGGCGGTCGTGATGTTGGAGTCCGCTACCTTCGTGGTCGTTATCGCGCCGTCAGCGACCTTCGCGGTGGTCACGTTCGCGTTGGCTATCTTCGCCGTGGTGATGCTCCCGTCCTGCACCGTCGTTGTGGCCTCTGGATGCGCCACAAGCCAATCATCCACCAACTGCGCTATCTCATCATCATAGCTCTCGGGTGGATTCATGCCAGCCACTGCGTCATTCAGTACCTTCACTGCGAAGCTGGACGTGCTGTACTCGGAGCCGCCTTGGGAAATTTCGAAGTAGGCGAGCTTCGTGGAGCCGACCGCCGATGCCGCCTCAGCCTCATTGATGGTGGTCGTGACGATCCCCGTGCCCACCGTGGCCGCCTTGCGATAGTAGTGCTCTCCGTCTGGGAGCCGTATGACGAGGTAAGCCGTGGCCCCAGTCAGGTTAGCGACAGAGCCGTGGTCGAATATGGACGCCCTGACGGTGGTGCCGTCAGAGTCCCCGCGCCTGATGGTGATGCCTTGGAGCGTGGAACGCTTGTCAAGGTCGAGCGAGAGTTCGAAGGTGTTCATGGCCTCCCCTTACGACAGCTTGTGCTCGCGGATATAGTCGCGCGCATCTTCAACAGCCGATCTTTTTTCGATTGGTAATAAGGTCTTCTAGCTCTTGTATGCGCCCTTCTAGGCTTTGGGCATACGCCACCAATGGCGCAATGAGCGACGTGTAATCGAGCGTGCGCAAGTCCTTCAAGCGCTCGTCCATGCCGTCTGTCTTGTTGACTATTGCAGCGCCCCATGGCTCGATTTCCTCAACGTCCTGAGCATAAAAACCCACCTGCTTTGTATCGTCCTTCTCGTAGAGAACAGGCTTTAGGCTGCGCACGAATGCAGCTGCATCTTCGCCCAGATAGGCTATGTGCCGCTTTAAGCGCCTATCAGAGCTTTGCGTGAGCGTGCCAGCTATCGTGAGGTTGCCGGTGGTCGCAAGGTTAAAAATGTTCTTGCTCGCAGATGCCGTGCCGCACCCCACAACGAGCATGGAGCTTGATGCTGTTGAGTTGTACCTACCGAGTACCGCTTGCCCTTGCTGGTTGCCGCCCGTAAGGTTGCGTCCGCTAATGAACTGGTAGCTTGCGCCGGTCTTGCTCGAATATCCGCCAGCGTAGGAATATGGATGGTCTGCCTGTGTGAGCATTCCCGTGGCCATGGAGGTATCGCCGGTTGCTTTAGAGCCAGCGCCCAATGCAACGCTATTGGCGTTGTTGGCTATGCAGCCGTTGCCTACTGCAAATCCATTGACATACGCCGCCGCGCATGCAACACCTATGGTGGCCGAACGCCAACCAATGTCATAGTTAGTATCTCGCGTGCCAATCGTTAGGTACGTACCGTTGGTGAAAGAGTTTATTTGACGCACTCTGCCATACCCGAAATGCGCTCCTACTTCGTTGCCATAGCTTACTTCCACGCTACCGTCTGAGCTGCAAACTACTTTGCCGCCTCCGGTTTCCTTGCCAAGACGTGCAATGACTAGGTTGCTTGCCTTGCCATAGAACGCTATGGAGTTGCCGTCTCCGTCAAAGACTTCCACGCCGTCTGGCGTTATGCGCGTCTTTGAGCTGGTGCCGTTATAGCCAACGTCCAAGCCTGTTGAGGCTGAGAAAAACAGGTAGTCGGTAGCTACCTTCGCCGCGTCTGCTGCATCGTCTAGTGCCTGTGATGCATCTTCGCTGGCATCGTCCAGCTTGCTAAGAGCCGCTGAAACCGTGCGGTCACCCAAGGTGGAGCCAGCCGATATTAGCGCTTCGCCATTCTCGAGGTTTATGTAGGTTTCCCAGCCAGCGCTATGCAGAATGCCGGTCACGATCTCGTCAGCTACAAAGCCCTCGCCGGTACCAAAGGCTCGCCAGTTCCACGTTCCGTCTGGGTTAAGGCTGCTCGCCAGCCTGAATCCGTGGCCGTTGATGTTCATAGCCCAGCCGCCGCTTATGGTGGCGTTGCCGTCAGCATCCAAAGGCACGCTAGACCATATATCGCCCTTCTCAAAGCTGGAATAGTGATAGGTTCCCGCCGCGTCGAAAGCTGCGTTAAGAGAAGCAATGAGGGTATCGAGCCAGCCGGTGCTAGCCGTTCCTGCCAAGTCCCAATTTGCTGCCCTTTGATTTAGGCTCGCTACTCTCGTCTGTAGGCTCTTCCAAGGGCTGGTTAGCGCGTCATAGAGCGTGCCAAAGGTAACGGTGGTGTCATAGGTCATAAGGTCGCGCTCTAGCCTTGATACGCGTCCTCTGAGCCTCAATCCCTCGTCGCTAAACTCGGTGTCTATGATTGCCACCACGTCACCTAAGCCCACGCCCTCCCACGTGCGCCCAAAGGCCACGAGATCTATAACGTTCGCCGTGTAGCTGACCTTAGGCACTATGGCATCCGCAAGCGCCGCCCTAGCCTCTGCCAAGAGCTGCGTTGCGTTCTCGCATTGGTCGTTAATGTAGATGCCGCACGATGGCGCTATGGTGCCGTCGTTCATGGGGTGACCGAATAGCTGTGTTGCCGCTGCATCCTCAACGTATTTCTTGCCGCCGTTCACGCTCTCGATGGTCAAGCGCCTACCATAGCCGCCGTTCTCCGTCTCTACGCCCTTGCCATAGGCATAGATGCGAGATTTCGGGTTATCTTCCAGCGCGTCGCGCGTGATGCTCACTAGGTCTTTCGTCCACGTGAAGCGCTTTGCAGAATCTTGGTTGCCGCGCTGTGCGGATACAACAACCTTTCGCTGCGTCACGCCAGCAGCGGTGCACGTGAGCTGCGTTTCAAGCTCGCCGCCCCACGTCTCCACTAGCTCAGAAATGCACTCTCTTACGCTCTTGTGGTAGAAGACGTGCGAGGCTGTGCCGCCCTGCGTGCTTACGCCAGCAACCCAGCGCGAGGTTTCGAGTATTGAGTTAAGAGCCGTGGTGACGGTTCCGCTCGGTCGCTTGTCCTCTACGTAATCGTCCCACGTCTCGGCTATCGAGTTGATGCAGCTTGCAAGCGTTAGAGGCTCGCCCGTGTTGTCATGGCCACGCTTAACGGAATTGACTATGTGCTCATGCCACGTGTTGTCACGATCTTGCCAAACTATGTAGTCATTCTTGTTCAGCTCGTCTAGGCACGTGATTTGCAGCTCGTCGGTGCCGTTGAGGTCTTCGGTGTGGATTGCGGCCACTGGATGCAAGCGCCCTAGGTTCACGCCAAAGCGAGAAAAGCGCGTGAAGCCCGGTACTTTTATATCCATCGTTCAATCCATTCAATTGTGGTATCCGTACCGCCTTGCACGTAAAGCGATTGCGTGCGCCCAAGCGCAAAGAAGGTGCTTAGGATGCTCACGCCAACATTCGTGCCGTCAAGCGTCACTAGCTCTTTCTCCATGTCGCACACAACCGTTTTGCCGGTCGCTAGCTCGCCGCCTATCGAGTCTGGTGTTATTTCCACATACTCGCCGGTTGTGTAGTTTCGGAATCGCCAATAAGACGTGTTTGAGGTGGTGCTAGTGATAATCGGCCTTGTTTCAAACGTGCCATTTGTTGTAATGGTCTTGCGCGTGGAGCCGCTTAGCGTGTTACTGCCAGCGGCCCCATAGGCGATAGGGTCACACACCCTAAAGTTAATCGTGGTCGTGGGCAAATCGTCTGTGATAGGCCCTAGCAGGGTATCGCCCTCGACAATGGCCAAATAGTAATAGTCTGGCTCGTCTGGCAGGTAGAGCGGCTTAGGCTCTTCGGTGTAGAGCAGCGCCGCCAGTTGGTGGCGCAAGGCCGAAACCTCGCGCCTATCCTCGCAGCGCAGCCACACGGTAACCGGAATTACGTAGTCCTGCATGCGCGTGCGCCGAAACAGCGAACCATGCCGCCCGCCTACTTGCTCTGTGGCAAGTTCGGTAGGTGGCATGATAGGCCGTTCCATGCGACACATCACTAGATCCGAAAGGTTAAAGCCGTTGAATATGATTGAATCAGACACCGGCCACCCCCTGTTGCTTGAGCGCTGCGTTGATGCCGCGCCCGATGTTCTGCCCAAGCTGGTAAGCGCTTTGCTGGCCCGTAACGTTGGCGCTTACGTTTACCTCTATTGCCACGTCTCCATGGCCCGCGCCACGCACTGCATCCTGTATGAGCGCAAGTAGCTTGCTCTCTGGTTCCACCCATTCGCGCTCATGGGAATCGCCAACGCCGATTAGATGCGGGTTGTTGGGCGAAATCATGCCGCCCTTTGCGTACCAGTCAATGCCAATCTCTGGCACGCCTTGCTCTATCCAGTCAAGAGGGTTAGGTGAGCCAGAAACGTAGAAGTGCGGTAGCGGAATGTGTGGCCATTGAATGTCAAAGTTAAAGAAGCCCTTAATGGCATCAATCGCGTTGCCTACAGCGTCCCTCGCAGCGTCTATCTTGTCTCGGATAGAGTTTCCAATGTTCTCGAAGACACCCAGCACCTTGTCACCTAGACCAGGGAAACCAAGCTTCTCGCCAATCGCGTTGGCAGCGTTAACTGCTAGGTCCTTGGCAATGCGCATACGCTCCTGAATACGTGACTTGATAGCGTCAAAGGCCGCTTTGGCTTCCTCTTTCGCCTTGCCCCAATCGCCGCTAAGAGCCGCTTGCAAAGCACCTGCGCTATGGCTCGCAGCGCTCTTGGCCGCTTCCATATCGTCTGTGATGAAGCCTTTAACGCCCTCGAATATCTCAGAGGTCTTGGTGCTCACAGCATCCCATGCAGCGCCAACGCCAGACTTTATGGCCTCTACCTTCTCGCCAACGCCAGTCTTGATTGCATCCCAAGCGCCGCCTATGGTCTGCTTTACCTCGTCAATCTTTGTGCTTACGCTGTCCCAGATTCCAGACCAGAAAGCAGGTACGCCAGCAAAGAAATCCTGAACGGCTTGCCACTTCTCGGATATCCAGCCGGTGAACTGCGCCCAGAGCTTCTTACCTTCCTCGGTTTGCGTGAAAAACCACGTCAGGCCAGCGACAGCAGCAGCTACAGCCGCTATGCCTAGCGCTATCGGGTGCGCCGCTATGAGTCCGGTAAAGCCAGTCCAAGCGCTCGATAAGCCGCCGCTAATGGCCGTGCCAACGCCGCTAACCTTAGCTCCAAGTGTTGCAAAGCCGCCCGTAGCCGTCTCAACGCCAGAAAGCCCACCTTTGAAGTTAGACCAAGCGCTAGCAGCGTTCTTGAATCCCGTGCCAATGTTGCCAAGGTTGCCAATCAAGCCGCCCAAACCGCTTACCACAGGCCCGAACGCAGCAGCAGCGCCAGCAAGTCCAATAATCACGCGCTGCTGGCCTTCGTCCATCTCGCTAAACGCCTTTGCAGCGTCACCAATGCCCTTGATGAAGGGCTCTGCCGCGTCGATTGCGTCTAGCACAGCGTCAACCAAAGGCCCTCCAACCTCGGTGAGTATCGCGGTGACCTTGTTCTTGAGCATCTCGAACTTTGCAGCCATTGAGTCGTTCTTGCTGGCTACCTCGTTGCCAAGCGCCGTGTTTTCTTCCCAAGCTGTGTTGGCCAGATCTACAGCATCCGTAAGCACCTGCGAGTTGCCAGCAAGTCGCTTCATGGCATCGGTTTGCCTAAGCTCGGATATGCCTAGGTCTTCAAGAATCAGAGAAAGATTCGAGCCCTCGCCAGATGCCTCTTCCATGCCAGAGATAACGGCAGAGAACGCTTCAACGGGGTCGTTCTTCCACGCCTCCGCGAAATCGTCAGCACTCATTTTCGCAGCCTCGGCCCATGCCTTTACGTTATCAGAGCCGCTGGCCACATCTTTGTCTATCTGGCTTATGACGGTGGACATTGCGGAACCGCCCGCAGCCGCTTCCATGCCCATGGAGGTAAGCGCACCTGCAAGTCCCATAATGTCGGCTTGGCTCATGCCGACTTGCGAGCCAGCAGCAGCAAGGCGCATGGCCATGCTTGATACGTCGCTTTCCGTCGTGGCTAGGTTGTTGCCCAGCGCTACGATGGTGCTACCGTAGTTGCTCGTTTCCTCCTTGCTCATTTTGGTGATGTTGGCGAATTGCGCAAGCTCTGTACCGGCTTGTTCTGCATCCATGTTGGTAGCGATTTCGAGGCCACTCACTACCTCGCCGAATTCCTGTACTTGGGTCTTGCCGTTGTCCATCACGTCAAGCGTGTAGCCTAGCTGTGCGCCCAACGCCTCGATATCGAGCAGTTGCGTTGCAGATACCGCGTTGGTCTGGGAGAACTCAAGAGCAGCGTTCTTTAGGTTCTCGTAATCCTGTGCCGTGCCGTCTACCGTCTTTCTAACGCCGGTCATGGCGGTATCCATGTCAACGGCTGCTTTGCCAGCAGCGATACCAAGACCTGCCAGCGGTACGGTTACGTACTTGGTGGCGGTATCGCCAACGCCCTGCATCTTCTGGCCTATGGCCTCGTACTTGTCTTTGTTGTTCTCTAGCTGTTGGCCAAAGTTGTAAAGGCTGGTTTTGGATGCCTCGGCCTCGGTAGCCGTTTTCTTTAGGTCTTCGTTGTAGCTCTCTAGTTGGCCCTCGCACTTCTGGATGTTGCGATAGAGCGAATCGTATTGCCTCGACTCTTCCTCGGTGAGCTGTTCGCCACGCTGCTTCTTTGCTTCAAGCTGGCCCATGGCGTCGCGGTAGGCGTCCAGCTTGCGCTTAGTCTCGTCGTAGGCCGCGTTGAGGTTCTTAACTTTTTGCTCTAGTAGTACCGTATCGCCGGGGTTGAACTTGAGACTCTTGTTAATCTCGCGCAAGTCGGCATTGGTCTTGCGCGTCTCGGTCTGGATGGTTTTCAAGGCCGATTGCAAGCCGGTCGTATCGCCGCCAAACTTGATTACTAGGCCCTTGTAGCTAACAGCCACGTTAACCCCCTCTCAGTAAACGCATAAGGAAAGGCCACGCAGTTATTTGCGTGGCCCTTCGTTTTGCGCTTAGAGTCCCCAAAAGTCGGCTTCGGCATTTTGCTCGGCCTCGTACTCCTTTTGGTGTATGGCGCTATCGTTGATAAATTCGTGCAGCTCTAGCCATGCTTCCGCTTGGTCAATGCGCATCCCTTTTAGATCTAAAACGGAAAGGCCGGCCAAATGGCATTGATAGAGCCACACGATGCCTGGTCTTTCTTTAAGCTCAGGTGGTAGTGGGGGAGTCGGGTTCTCCGGTGGGTGTGGTTGCCACGTCCGTTCCAGATGAAGACGGAAAGAAATTCTCGGTGATGATGTTAAGAATATCCATCGCCCATCCCTCCCTCACGTCAAGACGTAAGACAGAACTAGGGAGATCTCGCAGCCATTCACGGAATCGAGGTACCTTAACCTCGTCGGTAGGCCTCTCAGCCGTCTTCTCGAACGCCCAGAAGAGTTGCAACAGCTTGCCCATTGGTGGCATGTCGTGCTCGCGTATGTGCGCCGTCACATCGTCTATGGCTGCGTTAATGTCTTCGTGAACCATGCGCCCGTCAGCGCGTTCCACGGTGAAGTTTTCGGAATAGATAAAGGGCGTGAAAGCATTGCATTCTACGCGGTGCTCCACGCCCTCAATGGTGATAACCGGCATTCGCTAGCCCTATCCTAGACACCGGTGCCAGTGCTGGAACCTGATCCAGAAGTAGATGCGGTGGCGTAGGTCTTGAGTACCGCGTCAAAGAAAGTCTCGTAAGAGCTGTTTTGATAGAAGCTATCGCGCGTGGCCGTGCGCACGCCGTCTGCGAGGGTAACCGGCTTGAACTTAAATGGTATGTCGACTTGGCCAACCTCAGTGCTGTCCTCCTTGGTGTTTGCCTCGAAGTCGGGCTTGCCAAACTCAACCCAATAGAGCAGCTTGCGCTGGCCGTGGATATAGCCGGTACGCTCACACATGAGCGCACAGGGAATGGGCGGGTTGTCGGTGGCCAGCAAGTCACCCTCGGTGGTAATGAGGTAACCGGCAAGGCGTGCTATCAGGTCGCGCGAGGGCTTATCGTTAATGTCGCGAATGGAAAGCGTACCTTCGCCGCCCGTGTCGGTTTTCGCGTTAAGCCACTCCTCGTCATTGGCGTAAGCGGGGGAGTCCTCAATGGAGCGCTGCACCTGAATGGACACCAAACCAACCTTAGAGCCAACATCTACAGGCTCCGCATAAGTGAGCGTCTCAGTGTTTGTCATTTCCGCAATATGTAGGTTCTTAACGCCTACAAAACCGTCTCTAGGCATGTAGATCTCCTAATTCTCTCTAACGTCTACGGTAAATACCGCCTCGACTAAGCCCTCACTGTCAATATTCCAAGTGCCGCCGTCCGTGAAGAAAAACCCTGCTTCGTCTAGCGCGTTCGTTATCTCAAGCTCTCGGGCATAGTCGCGGTGTGGGGTATAAAGCTCAATGTCGTAGCTCACGACATGGAGCCAAGTAAGGTCGTTCGCTCCGTGGGTTCGGCCGTCCGATTTGGTGAGCACGATGTAGGGTGGCTGTGGCGATAGGTTGCCGTCACCACGCCCGAAACCGTCTTGGTTCGCCCATGGGATGCCAAGTGCAGCCAACAGCTCGCAAAGCGTATCTAGCGTGTTCATCGTTGCAGCCTCCCGATGAAGTCAGCGGCCACCTCTTCGGCTACCTGCGCGATTACGTAATCGCCAGCGACATGCCCACCATAGGAGCCGTATTGGTTGCTTATGGCGTGTCCCTTCTCGAGCAGGTGCGTGAGCATGTAATGCCGCCTGTTGTGCACGGTAACGTCAACGCCCGTGGCGCTTACCGTGGCATCCGCTACCCAATCGCGTGCGTATGCGCCGCCACCCTTGCCCTTGCCCTTGCGTGAACGCTCGCGCAGAAGCATTGCGGCCTTTTGCCCTGCCTCACGTGCCTTTTTGGTGGCGTCCTCGCGCACGTCATAACACTGTTCATCACAAAAGGCCAGAACACTGTCTATGAAGTCGCTAGAGCCACAGTTGATGGTTAGGGTTCCCGCCCTAGCCCTGCGCCTCCTAGCCACGATCTGCCACCCTCTCGGATAGCGTGAGCACAACGAAATCTGGGCTGGATGCGTCTACGCGGGTAACGTTTAGCTTCTGGCCGTTGTACTTAACTAGCCGCTCGCCTCGGTAGTCGCGTTTCCACATCTGGATTACCGCCACAGGATGCACGCCGGTAGAAGAAGCTTGGTAGTAGGTCTGCATGCCCATTGAGAATGGGTTGCAGGTCACGCGCCTAGGCCTCTCCTGCTCGGTGGGTACGCCTCGCGCGTCGCGCGTGTTGGTCGTTTCGTAAAGCAAACAGGTATTGAGCCACCTACTCAACTTATGCCTCCAATCGGTAGGCATCCGTTGATTTCATCTGGGTAACCATGCTCTCAAAGGATTCTAGGTAGCGCTCTGCATCGGGGTTGTCGTTGCCAACCATGCCCTTAACGTAGGAGACAATGGCCACAACTACCATGGGGTCGGTATCGTCGTTGGCCTTGGCCTCGCTCATGCCGCCAAGCTGCATCTTGATACGTGCCGCTGCAATCTCTAGTCTTATTTGCCCATCAAAGTAGGTGTCGGTAACGCCTAATGCCGCTCGACACTCTGCCAGTACGTCGTAACCGAATGCCATAAGGTGTCACCCCCTAAAAGAAAAGGGGACGGCTTGAACCGTCCCCTTAGCCAGATTAGGAGCTTGCGCTAATCGTAATCTTTGCAAACGCCTGGGGTACCGCAAGAGCGCCGCCGTACAGCATGTAGCCGTCCCAACAACGCTTTTGGGTGCCATGCTCAATGTAGGGGTCTACGCTCAGGTCACCGAAGATGTTGGAGCGGAACAAATCGGGGTAGCCAATGAGAATGACGTTGTCGGCTAGCGCATCATCCTGCTTAACCAGCTTGCCGAACACGCGGCCCTGAATAGTCGGGTCGTCGGCTTGCTCAGACTGAATGAAGTAGGAGCGGTTGTTGGCGTCCTCCACCATGGCAATTTGGTTCCAAATGGTCGTACCGTTGGCGTAGACGATAGCGCCCTTAGAAGCGGGGTTGTTGAAGGTCTTGAGCTTGCCAAGCGCCTCGACCAACTTAGCCTTAGTGAGCTTAGCGTTAGCGCCGGTAATGGTAATCTTGTTGGCCGTGGCCATGCCCAGCGTTGCATCGTCAAGGATGGTAATAATTTTGTTCTCACCGGCAAAGGCAAGGCGTGCGGCTATCTCGCGCACGATATAGGCCTCAAATGCCGCAATGGAGGTAATTTGCATCTTGCGCGACATTTTCACGGTCTTCTTGATTTCGTCACCGTTGATAGTGATGGTGTCAAACTGGTTTTGCTCCTCGTCGGTGGGTGCCGCGCCCTCAGCGGTTACCGCCGCATCACCGGCTGTAATTGCCTTGTGGCGGGGAATCTCGTAAATGTGGGGGAAGGTATCGCGGTGCACGTCTCCAAAGATGGTGGCGCTGGAATCCACAAGAGAAATAATCTCGTTTTGGGTCTCAGTAGGCACCACAGCGCCGGTGTTGGTCGTGAGGTGGGTAAAGGCGGCTCGCTCCTCGCGGGTCATTTCGCCGTCCGCAAAGTTGAAACCGGAACGCTGCGCCAAATCCTTAAAGTAGGCGGTGCGCTCGTAACGGCTGTAGTCGGTGGTTTCCTCAATCTGGCCGCTGAACTGCATGCCACGCAGATGCGGCGCGGCTGCGATCTGGTTAGCGTTGCCGTTCTCGATTGCGGCGCGTGCCTGGGCCATGCGCTCGTTCATGGCGTCATTGGCTGCGGTGCGCTCGTTCAGCTCTTGGGTAAGCTGTGCCATGCGCTCGCTCTCCTCGTCGGTGAGCGTCTCGCCCTCGGCCTTGTCTATGAGGGCTTCCAGCTCCTTAATAAGCTCTTCGATAGTCATAATCAAACCTGCTTTCTTGCTCGTGCTATTGCTAGGGCTGCGCTTGCCATGGCACGCTGATTGGCAAGCTTTGCTTGGTGGCATGCGAACTCCTCGTATGCCCGCCCAATCTCTCCGTTGAGCGCACGTGCCGATATCTCCGTGTTGGGGTCGCATGGATAGCTGACACCTGACACATCAAAAACTTTCTTAACACGCAATATGCGCGTGGTGTGGGTTTCGCGGTCGTAAGAATCCTCCGCAACAGTGAACGCCCAGCTCATGCGGGTACACAGGCCGCTTTCTATCTCCTCGTACATCTGCCTAGAAGCGGATGATTTGCCTAGGTCGGCGGCTATGAACAATCCGTGTTCGTCTGGCTCCACAATGAGCGTGCCGTTGGATTGCCGCGCGTATACGTGGCCGTCGTGGTTGTACTGCATTATTACGTCGCTCATGTCGGCATCACGGAACGCGCCGGGATCTATCACCTCGTAATAGTCAATCTCTCCCCATGGGTCGTGCCACAGCACGTAGGGGTCGTTAAAGGTGCTGGCGTAGCCCTCTACGTAGTAGTCCGTATCAAAACGCTTCTCGCGCTCCTCGCCGTCCGCTCCCGCAATGGCCCGCGTGGTGAGCGGAACGCTAAGCATGCGGTAATTGCGCTCATTCGGCTTCGCTGGCATTGGTCGCGCTCCCTTCATCGTCGTTGCCGCCGTCGATAAGCGCAATAGCCGCGTTAGTAAGCGCCGCTTTGTTCCTATCGTCTACGGTGTGTTCGGAAATAAGCTCTAGATCTATGTACTCGCCGCGTATTACGTGAGTCTCGCCGCCCTCGTAGTGTGGGCTTTGGAACACATCAGCCACTTGGTTACCGTTCCAAATGCCACGGTCAAATAGCGCGGTCGAAACTGCCAACTTCGTTTGGTTGCTTGCGAACTCAAGACGGTTGGCGCTAAACGTAATCTCATTGCCGTTGGCAATCTCCAAAGGCGTGAACGTCATAGCCGTAAGCACGGTGCCTAGCTGAACTGCGAACGGCTCTATGCGGCCCTCGTAGTAGGCGTTAAACGTTTCTTCGTCCGCGCGGTTAAGAACGATATCCTCATTTGTGTTGAAGTAACGGTAAACGCTCTTCTCTATGCGCTCCATCTGCACAGCGTCCACGGTGTAGCTCGTGGGCGTCACCTGCTCGACAGACTCAAAGGCTCGGTCGTATACCGCTATGCCGCCCGCATTCTCAATGCTCAAGTTCTGTTCGTTAAAGTCCTTGCGGCGCTTGTGCATTTCTTCCAAAGCCAAGTTTTGCGAGAACTTGCCAATGAAGCGCACGGCGGCGCCCTGCTTGATTGCGTTTTGCTCTGCTTCGTTTTGGGCGTGCAAAAGCTCAAGCGTTGGGTTAAGCGCGTCCGTGCCGTCCCCGAACAAATCAGATCTAAATTGGTGGCGGGTCATTACGCCAACCTTAGACCACTCCACATAAGTTGTTTTGCCGTCTGGGAAGGTGAGCTTTAGCCAGCACACGCCGCGCACGTCGTAGGCCTCGACGCTGCTAGGCAACACCGGCCAGTAGCCAGCGTGTGCGCCGTATTCGTCGCGCACCTGCACTATTAGGCACGTTTCGCTTACCTGTAGTATCGTCCAAATTCGCCTAATGAATTGTGGCGTGGTTTGCCATGGGTTAGGCTGCATCCTCAACGATTTGGTGGCTTTCTTGGCCGCGCTTCCCGTAACCTCTGGCTTTAGTTTGCTAACGTGGTCTGCGCCCGCCTCGATAACGGAACGGGTTAGCTCTGCCTCGTAAAGCCCGCCTTGCCATGTCGTGAAAGCTGGCCGATAGGCGGTGAAGGTCGTAAAGTAGCCGTCTGTTGCTACCACCTGCGGCTTGTGAAAAATCGAATCAAAAAGGCTTCGCAACATGCCCTTTTCAGCCATTGGCCTAACCTCCTATCAACGCTTTGTAGTTGTCCATCTGCTCTTTGAGCGTCACGAATGCGTCAATCTCTGCCGCCCACACGTCTATGCGGTTGCGTGCATCGTCGTTCTTTTTGTCGGGCTGGATGTTCCCGTTAACGTCTGTGCGCACCATGACGTTGGAGCGGCACCACTCCGCTAGCGGGTTGGCGTTGTCTATAACTTTGTTCTCGCGGTACAGCGCCCGAATCTCACGCATGGGCATGCTTAGCGTTAGCGCTCCCTGAATAACCTTGTTGAAGTTATCGCGCCCGAAATAGCTAACGTAGGAGTCAACCGTTGGAGCGTCGCGCATGTGCCAGGGGTCGTAGCCGCATGCAATCGCATAGATGCCGTGCTGCTTTCTCAGCTCTTCCAGCCAATCCAACACCACGCGTTTATCAATAATCGGGTTAGGGTCAGTGCGAAGCAGCCCGCGTGCTATCCACATATCGTAGGGTACGCCGTCCGTACCGCCGCGCCTGCCCTCTTGCTCTGCGCGAAGTAGCGCCCTCTCTGGCATCCATGCCATATGAAGCGCGTAGATCCTATCGTCGTTAGGTCGCATGCCCAGCAAGCACGCTGCCGTTAGGTCTGTGGTGTCTGATGCATCAACGCCGCAAACCCAATACTTAATGCCCAGCTCCGCTAGGTCGTAGGTCTCCGCGTTGTGAATCTCTGCCCAAGAAAGCCAAGCCGTGCTCTGGTTTTCCGTTAGGTTGAAGTCCTTAACGAGTAGGGTAGGCAGGAACGTTGAATCATCCTTGGCTTTGTTAACGTTGGCCCTAAGAGCATCAATGCTCTTAATGGTGCCTAAGCCGGGGTTGGCCTTAATCCAAGCGCTCTCGTCTTCCCATTCCTCGCGCTCGTCAAGCTCGAAGATGAAAGGAATAAACCTCTCTGCCTTTTCACCCTCAAGTTCTCCCGCAAGCCACTTGCATGCATAGGCGTATTGCGCATCAAAAATGCCGTCACGCACAAAGCCGTTGGTTGTGATTTGCAGCACCAACGGTTGACGCCTCGCGCTGGTGCCCTGAATTGTCAGGTCGTAGAGGTCACGATTTTTCATGGCTGCAAGCTCGTCAATGATTGCGCCTGAGATATCGAGGCCGTCCAGATGGTTAGTGTTCGCGCTAAGTGCGCGAATGCTGCCCATGTTTAGGTCGCAATACAGGTCGTTAACCCTCTTGCGCATGTGCTTTGCCAGAAACGGTGAGGTCTTCACCATGCGCAAGGCGTTATTGAAACCTTTTAAGGCTTGATCTCTCGCCGTCGCAACGTTGTAAACCTCGGGTGCGCCCTCACCGTCATTCACGCACAAATCTATTTCGACACCGGATGCAAGAGCGGTCTTCCCGTTCTTGCGGCCCATCACCCAAAGAACCTCTTGGAACTGCCTTACGCCGGTATCGTCCACGAATCCATAGATGGTGGACAATATGGCCCGCTGGAACAGCTCAAGCCTGAACGGCTCCCCAAGACGTCCGCTAGGCAACCTGCAAAAGCGCTCAATGAAGCCAACGTGCTTCATGGCGTAGCGCTCTTCAAAGTGCCAGCGGCCAGACTTAGAGCCGTTTTCCAGCTCCTCTAGGATGTATCTTGCAACCTGCTTAATCTTCTCGCATGCCGTGATGCTGCCAGAAAGAACGCCGCCGAAATAGCAGCGTATGGCAAGCTCACAGCTCATGGGCGGCTTGTACGGTTCAGCCTTTACCTTCGAGCGCCTACGAGATGCGCGATTCATCGAAATATGCTTTTAGCTCGTCTACCTCGTCCGCTTCGTAGTCCATGAGGTCGGTTAGCTGCTTTATGCCTCGTTGGAACGTGGTAAAGAGCCGGTTGTATGCAGCGAAGCCGGGGTGCTCCCGCAAGCCCTTTTGCCCGCCGCCGTTGTCGTACTCGATAAACAGGCTTTCGCCCATTAGATCATGCCGCGCTTCGTCCAACTTGACCTTTTGCCAAGCCAAGTTGTGCAGCAAAGGCATTGCCGTACTTCGCAGGTTGTCCGGTATGGAATCCTTGGTAAGCGTTTGGAGTCGCTTTAGCTCCGATTGGTAGCGAGTTTGCGCCCTTTTTGCCGGATTTGTCGAAAGAATGGGTGAAATCTTTTCATTTTGCCCGATTTTGCGCCGTGCCAAAAGACCACCCACCTTCACAAAACTGGCGTTGGCATTTTTTAATT